CTCATGGGGAGAGCCGAAGCCACCCCCCACGGCTAACGAACAACAAACGTTGCGTCGCTAACCCACCTCTGTTTAACCCTTAATCGGGCTCCGTCGAGGAACGGTGTCCTATCGTTTGATACGAAGTAGGCGTAAAGCCCAGCTTCATTATCAAGTTGTGGTCGATCTCCTTTGGTGACAAAACAAGGGAGTCTCACTTCGGACCTTTGTAAGTGCTTATTGAACCTGCGTGGTAATGCAGATTCATCAATATAAGCATTATAAGTATCCGTGAGTGCCTGAGCAAGAGCGGGATACGCACATGTTTTAGCGTAATCCCTAAATTGAACCCAGGACCGCAGATCCACGACTTGTGGTGAACGTAACCGTGTGGTTACGATCGCTCGGCCATCATAAACCCATTCCCCGCAACTCTCTCGAACTAAAGAGAAGCTGCAGGTCTTCTGATCATTGATGACCAATCCAGACCTCTGCAGGTTATCGCAGACGGCATCGCATGCCCATAAGGGCACGATGATGTCATCACCAAACACCCTAACAAAACCGGTAAGATTATGCCGGTGTAGAGCTGAATGGCTAGCTCGCACAACAGTCACGGTCGCCTGGGCTAAAGCCCAGAAGATCATGGTCTGTAGTGGAAAGCATGTTGCGTTGCCCATAGTCGCCAAGCACCGGGGAGTGTATAGTTTTCCTAATACCTCCACGTTCGCGGAGCGATAACGGGTAACCAGCTTATAGAACCACCGAGGAAGAAGCAATTTTGCCAATTCCAAGGAAATTCTATCGGAAGCATCCTTCAAATCGATAGTGGCTTGCGTATAATCATAGCAAGCGTGTCGACTCTCAGACACATCGATAAAATCGATGGCTCTACGAGAAACCGAGTGACGCATGAGAAGCCTATATAGGATATCCATTAAGCCCTGTTGGGCGAATTGGTTCTCCTTAGGCTCGATGCATATAATCCTAGGACCTCTAAAGTCCTTAGGAACGCATACAACACGCGCGCTCGAAACGTTGGCAGCTTGAGAAGCTACCACCAGCCGCTCGTTAATTCTAAAGAGCGATTCTGGAACGTTAGGCAATTTTTTGAATTGCCATTTCTCGGGTCCCTTCTCACCATCCGCAACAGCCCCTGGCCCATGACGTCCCCATGGATTTCTCTCGAAATCTCTGAGTTCGGAGGCTTCAGGGTAGTCAGATTCCAACACATTCCTAATCATGTAGCGGGCGAGATTTAAAACCTCGCTGTCGCACGTGACGGAACGAGTTTCACAGATCCTTTTAGCAAATGCTTGAAGGAAAGGTGTCTCGTCGTGTTTACCAACCTCTACTTTCGAATAGAGCATACACACTTGCCTTATATAGGCGAGAGAGTGGTACGCGAGATCCGGAGCGGGACGCATCTCAAGCGCCCATCTGGGTTGACCTTCATCGTCGAATAGCTCTTGGAAAAGACTATTCAAAAACAAAGGGAGTCTGGACTTCTTTGACAACCGCCATCCACACGGAACCTTCAAGGGTTCGTATGCGATGAGGCTATTTTCGACGGCTTTACCCAACATTGGGAGAGTCGTGAAAATAAAAGCGATACCCTCGTTTTTTAAACGAGATAAAAGGTAATCGCAGTCCAAAGAAGTTCTCTGCGGGAAGTGTCGGGCAATGTCATGAAACAAAGCACGATACAACGTGGACTGAGTTTCGAAAAACTCAGAGGACATTATTAAGGTCTCGTCTGCACTGTTCGTTAGGTGCATAATGACGTTTCCTCCTACCAGTTAGTTGTGCCAGTCCACTCTTGCAATAACGAGGCGGTGTTAAACCGCCCCGACGACGTGCCAAGCCTATTTTGTAAGAAGTGTCTCAAGAACTCGAGACAAGACTTCTACGACGGCTTGTGCAATCACGATCCACTTGACGCTTTTCTGTACCATATTATGGCACGATGGCGTCAACGAGGAATGCGATGTTGGCATTTTCAAGATAATCGCGCAAATACGACAAAATGTCGAGAGCGTGAGTATCTGTCCAATTGGCATCGCGAGGTAAAGAAATGTCAAGGGTCACTGACCCTGTAACAACGGGGACAGAAGTTCCCGCGCCAGCAACAGAACTGGCTATCTTTACTTTAACGTGATCGTTACCTTTTGCTCCGGGATTGCCAGTTGTAACGGCAACCTCAAGCGTGAGAGGTAACGCTAGAGAGCGTGTAGCATCTTTGTACATGGCTCCCTTGTTGGACGAACCAACCATCATAAAGGTGGTATGGTCCGTACCGTTGGGTTTAGCAAGAGAAAGACTGGTAAGCATAATGGCTCCATGGTTTTGTTAGATGCGTTGGACTATTAAAGCCGCGCCATCTAACATGTTTGAGTAGCTAAGTCTTCCAAACAGACCCACCCCAATCGTGTCACCGGGGAAACCCGGCTCACGGCCATACTGCTTTTTAAAGCAGAAGTCTGGACCTTGGGCTTCGGCGTAATTACTGCCCGTAGATATACTAGCGGTGCACGAGGTTTTTCCTCGAGCATACCAGCATGTCTTGGTAGAGTAACCAACGTTACGAAGATCCCAGGATGCCCAAACAGCGGGATTCGTTTTAACCATTCTATCGATGTGGACAAACCAATCCACAACGAACGAAAATGGGACGAGATCCCAAAGGGCTTCTACCATCTGATTGACCCCAAGTCGCTGCATGACAAGGTCGTTTTTGGACCAAATCATGTCGCTTTCTCTTCGACGGATGTCGAGTGAGAAAACGGCCGTGCGCTCAGCTCGCGTGAGCTGGGCGGAATAGCCGAAACTATTGGAATCAGAACCAGACGGTCCTGAAAGGGAAATGGAGAGTGGACATACATCCCGCTGGGAAGAAGACATCCCAGTGAACTTAGCCCTCGTTTGGCGGAGGAATTCTTGATGTTTGGATGCTTCACTGTACACGCGCGCAAGCGCACGTATATCAGAAGCAAGATTTTTCCAACCATACTTGTATTCCAACCACGAGTTGGCTGAGATCTTAGCAACACTACTCAAAGTTTTGCCTCGACCTGCGAGCTTTCTCAAGTTTTTCAGGTTCATAGGGTTTTTTAACATCCCTATGGTCTGTCCAACTTCGGCAACAGAGACCAGCAGATTTGCTGAATTCTTCATGCTACCATCCAAACGAGAGCCCACTTCTGCAACCATCCCTGACCAATCAATGTCAGGGAAATGGACACCACCTTCAGTATAGCCACCCAGTGCCGGTATCGAGGCATAAAAGCCAGGAACTGTTATCTGGGAAAGCTCATGAAGGATGCCCATCGCCGGCGTGACTTCACCGAAGTCATGCTGGACACGTGCAGAGACGGCAGGAAAGGGATAGTTGAGCAACTTTGAATGACTAACGGAATTGAACCCGTTGAAATTCTTAGTTACATCAGCCATTGTCTCTCTGTCGTCAACCGTCACATACAACTCTCGGGCGTAGGTATCGCTCCAGTGAACTTGCTCGTCCCTGCCCACCCAGTAATAATTGTTGGCTACTTTACCAACATAATTAACCGCGTTGACAAGTTGTTGCATGACACCGCCACGATTCCGCAACCTAGGTTGCATATGACGACTCCCTGTATAAGAACTGTCCGCGAGTCCCTCATCTAGTTGTTAGATGAGCGCGAACAGAAGGAAGGCCCCATGAGGGG